GACTATACATTAGATGTAACTCAAATATTCGACAATATTTACAGCGAGGAATGAGATGGCAGTTTCTAATAGCGTAGATTTTGAACTTGATGTAGCTGAATATATTGAAGAAGCGTTTGAGCGTTGTGGCTTAGAGGTGCGAACTGGTTACGACCTTAAATCGGCCAAACGATCTTTAAACCTTATGTTAGCAGAATGGGCCAACCGCGGTTTAAACCAGTGGACTATTTCACAGCGTACACTTGCCTTGGTTGAAGGCACTGGGGTTTATGCTTTGGGCGCGGATGTTATTGATATTCTTTCTATGGTGGTTCAACGTGACGGTACGGACTTTTCGTTATCTAGGTTAAGCCGTGACGACTATCTTAGTATTCCGAATAAAACTACTGAGAGCCGTCCAAACCAGTTCTTTTTAGATCGTCAGGTTACTCCAAGTCTAAAGGTTTGGCCCGTTCCAGAAAACAGTACGGACGTTATTTATTATAACGCTCTTACGCGGATGGATGATGCGGACACCTTTATAAACACTGTGGATATGCCCTTTAGGTTTTACCCGTGCTTGGCTGCGGGATTGGCTTATTATATTGCTGTAAAGCGGGCCCCTCAAAGGGTTCAACTTTTAAAGGCTATGTACGAAGAAGAGTTTGAACGCGCTATGACTGAGGATCGTGACCGGGCATCGTTTAACGTTGTTCCAAAATACGATTATTACAGGGTGGGTTGATGAGCAAATTTGCAACAGGTAGAAACTCTTACGCGATCTCTGATCGATCCGGTTTCCGGTATCGGTATAGAGACATGCGCAAAGAGTGGAATGGTCTGCTTGTTGGTCGGGATGAGTTTGAGTCTAAACAGCCTCAACTAGGTCCGTTTCGTAAAGTGTCGGATCCCGAGTCCCTCAAAGATGCGCGTCCGGATAGAAAAGAGACCTTAGACGTTTATGTTGGTATTCCCTTAGTAGAGGAACCGCAACCTAGACCAACCCGGGTTTTTGGTTTTGTAGGAGTTGTCACGGTGGTTATATCATGAGTTATACTTACACCACATTAAAACAGGCTATATTAGATTATACTGAAAACGATGAAACAACGTTTGTAAGTAATCTTCCTGTTTTTATTAAAAACACAGAGGAACGTATTTTAAAAAACGTTCAATTAAGTTTGTTTCAAAAGAACGACGCTGGTGCAATGTCTGCCTCTAACAAGTTTTTGGGTGTTCCAAGCGACTTTTTAGCGCCTTTTGCTTTGTCTTTTACCGATAGTAATGGCAGCGTAGTATTCTTAGATTTTAGAGATTCAAACTTTGTGCAGTCTTTTAACCCAGACGCTACTGTAACGGGTCCACCTCGTTACTATGCTCAATATGATTTAAACAACCTTATTTTAGGACCTACCCCTGACAGTTCTTATGCGGCTGAAATACATTACTTTTACCGACCGACCAGCTTAACTAAGAGTCAGACAACTTTTTCGGTGGCTTACACTGGGGCAACTGTTTTTTCTGCGGGAGAGACGATTATTGCAACCCCTGCGGGAGCAACTTCTTCTACTGCAAACTCCTCCTTTGTTGTTACCGGAACAACCGGAACGGGAAACACAACTTTAACCGCTAATTTCCCTGCGGGTCTTACGGACGCTTACCCCCGAGGAACAGCGGCTTCAGGAACAGCTTTGGTGGGAAATACCAGCGGGGCTGTTGCGGTGGTTAATAGCGTCCCTAGTGGAACAACGTCAGAAAAGATTGTTCCGGACATTACTGAAACTTGGATTAGTGAAAACGCAGACTTAGCTCTCTTGTACGGAAGTTTAATGGAAGCGTATATTTTTATGAAAGGCGAGCAAGACATGCAAGTCTTGTACGAAAAGCGCTTTGTAGAAGCCATCATGGGGTTAAAACTTCTTGGCGAGAGCAAGGAAGTAACGGACGAGTATAGAACAGGACCAGTGGTGAGGCAAAAACAATGAATAACATGTCTTTTGGTGTATCAATGTCTAATGATTTTAAGGTGGGAGTGGAAACTACGGACAACCGTGGCTTTACTCCTGAAGAAACCGCGAAGCGTTGTGTAAGCAAGATTATAAATGTTTCCAAAACTGCGCCCCCCGAGATACGGGATCAGGCGCTTGCGTACCGAGATGAGGTTGAGAAGGTAATAGCCGTCTATATGAAACAGGCTATTCAAAGCGACAGAACTACGGTATATAATGCAATAAAAGATGCTGGTCAGTTAAAATTGGCAGAATATATAAGGAAAATGTAAATGGCTTTTAACGGCAACTTTCTATGCACTTCGTTCAAAGTAGAATTGATGAAGGGTGTTCATAATTTCACCGCGGCAAGCAACCAGTTTAAACTGGCTCTGTATGACAACAGTGCTACTTTCACCGCTGCAACTACTGCGTACACATCTACTAACGAGATTAGCGGGACAAACTACACGGCTAAAGGAAACTTTTTAACCAGTGTTACGCCTGTGGCTAGTGGCACGACTGCTCTGGCGGATTTTGCGGATGAAGTTTTCTCAACGGTTACAATATCGGCTGTTAGGGGTGCTTTAATATTTAACGAAGCCGCTACGGGAGATCCAACGGTTTGTGTATTAGACTTTGGCGCGGACAAAGCAGCCAGTTCTGGCGACTTTACGATTGTTTTCCCAACGGCGGATGCTTCTAACGCGATTATCCGGATAGCCTAATGGCCGATCCGGTCGCAGCCTTTCAGGGGTGGAATAGCTCCCTCCAAGGGTGGAACACCGGAACTTGGAACACTAACGTTGCCTACAATGTAACGGCAACGGCTTCGGTTAATAGTCAATTGGTCAACATAGCCGGAGATGCCTCGGCTTTTGTTGCTAGTTTGGTTGGTACGGGCGCGGTAGGGGCGGTCACTGTTGTTGGTAAAGCCAATGTTTCTGTTACGGGTGTAGCGGGAACTTCCGCTTTAGGAAGTTACTTTACCACTAACACCATGGTGACGATGACCGGCTCTGTAAATGCCGCCACGGCCGAAACGGTTGGTAACGCCAACATTGCCGTTACAGGAGTAAGCTCTACGGGGATAGTAGGAAGTTTGACAAACCCCCCTTGGGGTCAAATTGTTCCGGATCAAAATCCCAACTTTTTAAACATAGCGCCTTCTCAAATACCCTCTTGGGTTGATATTGAGAATGGCCGCGTAGCATAGGATAAAAACATGGCAAGTGTATATACAAATGACTTACGGTTAGAGGAAATCGGCTCCGGCGAACAATCAGGTTCTTGGGGCGATACAACCAATACTAACCTAGAATTAATTGCGGAAGCGTTTGCTTTTGGAACAGAGGCGATTACAACTAACGCCGACACACACGCAACTACAATTGCAGATGGGGCCTCAGATCCCGGTCGTGCGTTGTTCTTGAAGTACACCGGAACTTTGGATTCGGCTTGTACTATCACGTTAGGGCCAAACACGGTCAGTAAGATGTGGTTTATTCAAAACGCCACTTCTGGTTCACAGAACATCATAATATCTCAAGGTTCTGGGGCAAATGTTACTATTACCGCAGGACAAACCAAGTCCGTTTATTCTGATGGCGCAGGCTCTGGCGCTGCTATTGTTGACGCCTTTGCTACGCTTAACGTGGTGGACTTATTGGTTGATGGCGAACTGAGAACTGCTTCGGCAGGTACATCCAACTTCAGAGCAGGCGTTAACGCAGGTAACTCAATAGAGTCTGGCGGTAACTACAACGTGGTCTTGGGCGATGAGGCTGGTACTGCTTTGACTACTGGGGATGGTAATATAGCCATTGGATTTGAAGCACTTAAAACTGAAGATGCTCATGGTCACAATACAGCTATTGGTTATCAAGCATTAAAAACATTAGATGCTGGCGCTAATTCACGAAACGTAGCAGTGGGCTATCAAGCGGGTCTTGATATGACAACAGGTATTCGCAACGTCTTAACGGGAACTTTTGCAGGTGCTAACTTAATAGCTGGGAGTAATAATGTAGCCTTTGGGGAGCAAGCCTTAACTACAGATAGAAACGGTCATCATTCAACTGCTTTGGGTCATGCGGCATTGGCTAGTCAAGACTTTGCGACTGCTACAAACAGTCAAAACACAGCAGTTGGGTATAATGCAGGATTATCAGTCACCACCGGCACAAGCAACACACTCATTGGTGGTATAGCTGGTGATGCTTTAACTGACGCTGACTTTAATGTAGCAATAGGTACTGTTGCTTTAAGTGCAGATACTTTAGGTAGTAGGTCGGTTGCTGTTGGCTATGGCTCATTACAAACGCAAAACTTTACGACTGCTACTGATACTTACAATGTGGCAGTTGGATTTAACGCAGGTGCAGCAGTCACCACGGGAACATTTAACGCTATTTTTGGTGGAAACGCAGGAGCTGCTTTAACGGTTGGGTCTTCAATTGTTGCGGTTGGGGTAGCTGCATTAACAACAGATACTAAAGGTAGTAAATCTGTAGCGGTTGGTAACGGTGCATTAAACTTACAAAACTTTACGACAGCGACAGATACTTTTAATACAGCAGTAGGGCATCAAGCAGGTAGCAGCGTCACCACGGGCATAAGAAACATCCTTATCGGTGGACTAGCGGGTGATGCCTTAACGGATGCTGACTTTAATATAGGTATTGGTCATCAAGCTCTCACAGCAGATACACTAGGAAGTTTATCTA